CATGGGCTAGGTGCGCTCCCGTATCTAGCCCAGCAGCTTACGAAAGGAGACAGAGATGCCAGCAATCATTACCGTAGCAAGCCTTCGGACGGTTCTTGGCGTCTCTGTCGCCCTTTATTCTGATGCCTACCTTGAAGGAATTATTGACTCAGCCGAGCAGGTAATTCTGCCGCTATTGACTGCAAATCAAAATGCAGTGGCAGCCGTATATCTGCAAAACAATGTCGCCTATTACATAACACAAAAGCCAAATACATTCGTGGCTGGCCAGAGTGTTGTCGTGACGGGCTGCGTTCCATCTACATTTAACGGCACTCAGACAGTCACATCAAATTATTATGATCCATTCCCTTATCTTCCTTTCGCATATCCGGCGCCGTATTTTTTCTTTACTTCGGCGATTACTAACAGCGACATAACATTCCGTCCGGTCATTCCGGCAGGAGTGGCCTACCTGTCTGGGGCAGACGCGTCCACGCTCTACGCAAATGTCGATGCCGTCGAACAGGCGGTCACCATCGTCAGCGTCGAGATTTTTCAGAGCGTGGTCGCTCCCGGCGGTCAGATTGAAGGTGTGGATTTTCAGCCGAGCCCGTTCCGCATGGGTAGATCGCTTCAAAATCGTGTAATAGGGCTTTTAGGAAATTACGTCGATGTCTCAACAATGGCCATGTAGATGCCAACTCCAACAACTATCGCAATTAACTGCCGAGGCACTCTCGCCACAGCTCTGGCAGGAGTAGCCGCGTCGGTTTACAGCTCGCCACCAGAGGCCGTCATTCCGCCAGCTTGTGTCATCGTGCCAGATGCACCTTACTTAGAGACGACTACAATCGGCAAATCTGCGGTACGCGTGAAGATTAACTTCGTCGTGACTGCCGCCGTTGCCTATAACAACAATGCAGGATCACTGGACAATCTTGAGCAACTTATTATTAGCATCATGCAAGCGATGCCAACTGGCTACGTTGTCGGAGACGTTCAGCGTCCGACAATTCAATCAGTCGGAGCATCAAGTCTACTAGTGGCGGATCTCGCGGTCAGCACTTACTACACACAACAATCAATCTAAGGAGATAGAGAAATGCCAACAACAATCGTAACGGCGAGAGACCTAATTTTGACAATCGCCACAGTCAACTATGACGCACAAACGACGGCCGCCACGCTAGTCAATGCGCCTGTAATCACTACCTACCAGACACTCGACGGCAAAGCTTACAAACACATCGATGACCAATGGACTCTCAATCTTGAGCTTCTTGCAGACTGGGGCGTTGCATCATCACTCTTTGAGGCGATGTGGACTGCTGCCGACACTGCTCCAAATACAACTTTGGCCGTCTCATTTACGGCCGCTACTGGCGCAGTTTTTACATGCAACGTCTTTCCAGTATTTCCGTCCGTTGGCGGCACTGCTCCAGAAGCACAGACAGATTCTTGGGCTATGTTAGTCAGTGGCACTCCAGCCGATACATTCAGTTAAAGCAATAGAAACGGGAGCACACAATGAAGTTACCAATCACTATCGAATACACATCAGGCGAGTTCGGTACATATACCGCGCAGCCACCAGAGTGGGCGAAGTGGGAAAACAAAACTGGACTTACCATTTCACAAGCGCAGGAGAAAATTGGCATCTCGGATCTTCTCTTTCTTGCGTGGAATGCCATGAAGCGCGAATCAGGTGGCAAGCCCATCAAGGGCTATGAAGTCTGGTGCGAGACGGTTGCAGATGTGACAGTCGGTGAAGTAGCCCCAAAAGCTACGCCGCCGGAAGCGTGAATCGGATCCTTGTCGATCTAGCAATAGCGACAGGGATACCGATGAGCGAATGGATCACGGCGGAGCAGATCTATACGGCGATGGAGATATTGGAGAAGCAGAATGAGCGACAATGTTGAGATTGCCTACGATAAGGCAGATCTCCGCCGCGTTCTAGGTGCATTTAAGGCCATGAGCGAAGAAGCTACGATTCAGGCTAAGCAAGAGTCGTCAGCTCTGGCACAGTTCGCACAGGGCAAAATTGTTGAGGCTTCTGGCAGGACTTTTAATAAAGCCGACAATCGCATCGCTCAAGGCTCCAGAGTCTCAAAGTCATCGAAGATTGGCGAGTTATCCTTTGGCTTTGCAGCCCAAAAGTTCTCAGGTGGTGCGACAACTCAGCAGCTCTGGGGCGGTTATGAGTTTGGATCTAATAAGTTTAAGCAGTTCCCAATCTGGTCAGGCAAAGAAGGTCGCGGCTCGCGCGGTTGGTTTATTTATCCGACACTACGCGAAATACAGCCAGAGATCATCGCCAAGTGGGAAAATGCTTTTGACAAGATATTGAAGGAGTGGTGATGGCTGGACAAAGTAGAACACTCAAGCTTTCAATTCTGGCCGATGTAGATCAACTTAAAAAATCACTTGCATCAGCCAATGGCGACGTCGAAGATTCATCGAGCAAGCTAGGCGAGTTTAGCAAGAAGGCAGGACTGGCATTTGCAGCAGCGGCAGCAGCCGCCGGAGCCTACGCAATCAAGCTAGCAGTTGATGGAGTCAAGGCGGCAATCGAAGATGAGGCCGCGCAAGTCAGATTGGCCACAGCTCTTAGGAATGCAACTGGCGCAACTGATGACATGATTAAGTCAGTCGAACAGCAGATTCTTAAGCAATCTTTGGCCACTGGTGTCGCCGATGACAAATTGCGTCCAGCCTTGCAAAGACTTTCGCTCTCGACTAACGATGTCACAAAGGCGCAGGATCTTCTTACTCTTGCTCTCGACATATCACAAGCCACAGGCAAAGGACTTGATGCCGTTGCTAACTCTCTCGGAAAAGCATACGACGGCAACACGGCTGCCCTTGGCAAGTTAGGTATTGGATTATCGGCCGCCGAGTTAAAAACAATGACATTCACCGAAGTTCAAGGCAAGCTCTCGGATCTATTCGGTGGCGCAGCAGCAGCCAACGCAGAGACATTTGCTGGACGCTTGCAGATTCTCAAAGTGACCTTTGATGAAGCAAAAGAATCAGTCGGCGCAAAACTCTTGCCAATTATCCAGAAGCTCGTTGAGTTTATTGTCAATCAAGTTGTGCCAGCACTTGGCAAGTTTGCACAGTTCTTTAAGCCAATTACTGATGCGATAGCGGCCAACAAAGAAGAGTTTGCAACATTCATTGCATTTATTCAAAAGTATGTCGTGCCAGTGCTGGTCAATGTGCTCGGTGGTGCGTTCAAGGTTGTTGGAGAGATTGCCGGTGGAGTTATCAATGTCATTGGAGCAGTCGTCGGCGGTCTCAATACACTCATCGCCGGAGCAGTTGCAGGAATCAATGCACTGATCCGCGTGTACAACTCAATCCCATTCTTACCCAATGTCGGACTCATCTCAGCTCCATCGATTAGCGTTCCAAGCGTCTCGGTGCCAAGCGTTGGCGCAACCACTGCCGTTCCAAAAGTCGTCGTGCCATCAGTATCCGGCGGAAGTGGCTCCACAATTTCTGCCATTGTTGGTACAGGGTTATCGGCAGGGTTAACAACATCAGATGCCATGTTTGGCGGAAGATTAGGATCAGGATCAGCAGGACTTGCAACTTCCGATGCTATGTTCGGTGGACGATTGGGATCAGCACCAACCATTAATTTGACAGTCAATGGCGCGATTGATTCGGAAGGCACAGCTCGCACAATCGTAAACACACTCAATGACTCTTACTATCGCGGAACGGGCGGCGGCGGTCAGCTCATAACAGCTCCACAAGGCTTCTTCTAATGACTCAATGGGCTCCAGTCTGGCGAGTTAAAATTGATGGCACTGATGTCACTGACTCAGTTATTGCCAATCTGACAATTACTTCAGGGCGTACAAATATCTACACACAGGCACAAGCTGGCTATTGCTCAATCACTTTGATCATCTTTGGTCAAGCTGCCCTGCCGTATGAAATTAACAATTCGCTCTCCATCGAAGTTCAAGACACATCGGCCGTCTATGTGCCAATCTTTGGCGGCTCGGTTGTGGACATCTCTGTCAGCGTCTCTCAGGTTGGCTCTAGTGCTTATACTCAGGAAGTCACTATTACGGCTCTAGGAGCCCTTGCAAGGCTGCAAAAGGCACTTACAGATGGAGTCCTAACACACGATTTTGATGGGAATCAGATTGAGACAATCCTGCGAGAAGTGCTATTTGCCCAGTGGCAACAAGTGCCAGCCGCGCTTCAGTGGAATACCTATGATCCGACAACGACGTGGGCTAATGCTGGCAATACTGGACTTGGCGAAATCGACACTCCGGGCAATTATGAGCTGGCACAAAGGGCATCTGATCGCACAGTTGTCTATGACCTAGTTGCAGCTCTCGCCACATCTGGACTTGGATACCTTTACGAAGATGCTCAAGGGCTTATCTCCTATGGCGACTCAACACATCGAACAACTTATTTAGCCACATACGGATACACGGATCTCACAGCCAATCAAGCTCTAGGCCAAGGCATTACAATCAAGACACGTGCAGGAGATGTTCGAAATGACCTAACAATCAAATTTGGCACAAATTCGGCCAGTGAAGTCAGCGACACCGATGAAGCATCGATTGGCCTATATGGCAATCTGGCACAAATCATCACGACCACAATTAAACACTCAGCCGATGCCGAAGATCAGGCAGCATTCTATTTAGCCCTGCGCGCCTATCCACAGCCAATCTTTGACAGCATCACCTACGCGCTAACCAATCCAGAGCTAGACAATGCCGATCGTGATGCCCTGATCAATATCTTCATGGGTCAGCCCATAGCACTCAATGACCTTCCGCCGAATATGTCATCGGGAGTCTTCCAAGGATTCGTCGAAGGCTGGACATTCCGAGCATCTTTTAATCAACTTGCCATCACGCTTCTTATGTCGCCACTGGCCTACTCACTGCAAGCCATGCGATGGAATGACGTGCCAATAGTAGAGCGGTGGAATACCGTGTCGCCGACTTTAGAGTGGCAATATGCCACAATAGTCTCATAACGAAAGGGAACAAGAATGGCTAATCCAACAACCAATTATGGTTTCGTGTTACCGACGGCAACTGATCTAGTTACGGACTTGCCAGCGGATTTTGACGTGGCGTTGCAAGGCGTGGATACGCGCTTAAAAGCATTACAACCTGGCACAACACTAGGCGATCTTGCTTATTCATCGGCAACGGCAAACACGAACACACGTTTAGCAATCGGGTCAAGCAATCAAGTTTTAGGTATTGTCTCAGGCGTTCCAGCATGGATTGATCCAGATAATATTGCGTCTACTTACAGCGCAAAGACTGCCGCTTACACATTCGTTTCAGGAGATGAAGGCAATATTTTCTCGATGAATGCAGCTACATCGGTACAGTTTAACATTCCAACAGATGCAACTTTTAACTTTGCAGTAGGCACAGAGATTAACGTCTTCTGGATTACTGGAGTTGGACAACCAACAATCGGCGCAGTGACTCCGGGAACGACGACGGTAATTTCAACTGCTGCAACAAGTGCAACTCCAAAATTGCGTGTGGCCAATAGCGGTGCAACTTGTAAAAAATTAGCTGCGAATTTGTGGATTATTTTTGGGGATGTAGTTTAATGACTCCAATGCTTGGAATTATGGCGAGTATGGGTCGAGCGAGAGCGACAACTACAGTTGATTA